TACGTATTTAAACGATTCGCCTTTTAATTGTAAGAAATCTAAATCATTATCAGCGGCATCATTTGTAATTAATAATGCACCACCAGCGTGTGAAGTTAGCGCTTCAGTAGCATCTCCTCCACCTGCTTCAGTTGTAGTGATAGTCCACTCGTCTGCATGATATGTGAAAAAATCGTTTGCATATGAATAATATTTAAACGGGTCTAAGTATGGGTACTCAAATAATGGATTCCCTGGAATCTGATTTGATACTCCATTTCTAAAATGTGTAGTCGGCATATGAACAGCCCTCCTTTAAGGCCAGTGAGATAAACTCACCATTCATGTTAGTTTGAGGGGGCACTCGTTAAAATGCCCCCCTAGGTTTTTAGCTTGGGTTTGATGCCCAAATACCACGCCAGTCAGAGAACCCAAAAGAGTATCTCTCTCTAGCTTTGTATCTTACGTTTCCAGTTTCAAAGTCGCCTTCCATGGAAGTAGCAATTCCAGCTCTGTTGAACATTTTCATTCCGTGTGGAGAATCTGTTCTAATGAACCATCTTTTGCTGCCAGTAAATCTGTGATTTACGTGGTATCCACCAGGTAGCATACCTTTAGATACTAATGCATTCACATCGTTATCTGCAGTTGCTGGTCTGTATGGAGACGCTAATAGTCTTTCCGCAACGAATACTAACTGTCTTGGAATGTGTAAAGTTTTACCTTGAAGAGCCACTGGAATGTCTCTATCATCAGTAAAGCCTGCAATACCAATTAACGCATCTTCCAAAGAAGTTTCTGAAAGTTCCGCTTGTGTAGTGAAAGTGTTCGCTTGAGTTGTACCACTTTGAAGTGGGTGCGCAGTTGACGCTAATACAACACCGTCTCCACCTAATTGTGAAGAGTCAAATGCTTTATTAAATACGCTTGCTGCTTTTGTTTGTTTAGCTGATGCCATTGATCTAGCTAACGCTTTTGTAAGTCTAGTAGAAAGTTTATCATAAAGATTATCTTCCATAGCTTCCTCAGTAATTGAGAATGCCATAGCGACAGTTTCATGATTATATCTTGCTACCCAACCTTCTCCAGTGTCAGCGTAGTTTACAGCTTGACCTTCAAATTTTACAGAAGCTTCTCCAAAACCTGGGAAAAGAACTTCTTCTTCGAAGGCTCTATTTGATGTTTCCTCATCGAACAGTACAGCATGCTCGTTTTCGTATCTAGAATACTCTGTTCCGAAAATTGCATGTAACCCAGGTACTAGTTCTTTAAGGATTTGACCTCTTGATATAGCCATAGTTATTTACTCCTTATATTACGCAATACCTGTAACGCCTGTAGCGCCCGTACGGTGTTGATGTGAATTGATTCTTACTAGAATGTCCATAGTAGTTCCAGCAGATGAGAAACTTAAATCAGTTTCAGCACTACCTAAAAGTTGTAGTGGGAAAGTGTTTGTAGTTGCTATCGTGCTAGAGTCTGCTACGAGACCACTCTTGAAAGTTACTGTTGAGCCTGTTGGTGATGCTACGATTTGTAGGTTATTTCCAATGTTAGCTGCAGTTAATGCGCTAGACGCTTGATCTGCTTGGATCTTAAACAAAGTGTTTGGATCGTCATACACATAAGCTTTAAATTTAGCTTTAGCAACTGTGCTTGCTGGAATTGAACGTACAAATTTAACGTCGCCAGTAGAATTGTCTGAGTATTCAGCTCCGAAGAAAACACCTACAACTGCACCAGGGGATGCTGATCCCATGTCAGTTACAATGTTTCCAGAAGAATATTGTACTAAGTCGCCTTCAAAAAAAGCTGAAGGTGCTGTAGCTGCTATTCTATATCCGTTACCGTCACAGAAATTATTGGCTCTGATTGTTCCGCCAGTAGCTTGTCTTACTGGTTCTAATCCGTATCCTGCCATAATTTTCTCCTTATTGCAAGTTAAAAGTTTATACGATTCTCAGAGCCAATCTAATGATTTACTCTTCGAACCTTGGTTTTTGTCCACCGCCTGTAGTGACAGAAGTTTTGGACTCGTCTCGAACTGGCATCGATGAATTTTGATTTTGCATATATTCACTACTGTATGCTCTATCCATTTTTCTAGTTTGTTCGCGGTAAAACTCTTCTTTCTGTTCAACTAATTCTTTTGAGTTTTTCATAAGAATTAAATCGCCAGAACGAACAGTGCCCTCGTGTTTGCCAGCAGATAACACGTCAGCGTGATAGTCTCCCCCAAGTTCATTAGGTTGAACAGGCACGTAGCCTTCGCGTAATCTTTCGTGAACATTTGAGTCATCTGGATTATTCAACAATTCGTGTCTAACCCATATGTATTCCATGTCCGCTTCTTTTCTTGATTCAGGAATCTCTAATCTTTTTAGTGGTTCCCAAACCTTTTTTCGAGTTGCCGAAGCCCGACTTTTACGGCTCGTTTTAGTTGCTTGTGTCATTTCTAACCTCCCGCCTGTTGGCGCACTTTTTGTCGCGCGTATTCCTGTAGAGAAACTCCTAGTCTGTTAGCCATATCAACTTCTGATTTGGTTAACTTAACTTGGTTTTTCCCGATAGCAGAGCGCGTTCCGCTCAAAACTGTTGGAACTTTTTTAGCTGCCTTAGTTTTAAACCTTTCAGGAAATTCATCCCTGATTCGAGAATCAAGTTCGTTATAATATTCATCTGGATTTGATGCAGGAACAATACCTTCATCAATTAATTCTTTATGAATAACCATAGCGGCTTGAGTCATAATCCGATCTTTAGTAGAAGATCCACCGAACCATTCATTTCGTTTTTGCCAACCTAAAGCTTTACGATCTGGAACATAATCATTAGAAATTGTTTTCTTCTTTTGTTCTGTTTTTGGTTTAGTCTCTACTTTTTTATCAGATTCAGCCCTTACTCTGTACTGCTGTGCGATTAAAGTTTCAGCTTTTACTGAAGCTAAAGCATCTTGTGCTTTAATTTCCGCATCAATGTCTCCTGATTCTTTTGCTGTTTTGAGTGCAGTTAAGGATTGTTTCTCTTGGGCTTTTAATCTTTCTATGTATGAATTAATAGCCTGCAGCTCGGAATCCCTAGATTTAGTTTGAAGCTGATCTCTTTCTGAAGTCCAAGTTTGTTCTTGTTCTTTTAGATTTTTAAGTTGAGCTTCTAACTCTTTCTTCTCTTTGACAAGACGCTTGATTCTTTTTTCAGCTCTCTTGCCAAATTGTTTTTTATCTTTCGATTCCTCTTCCTCTTCGGATTTTTCTACTTCTTCGTCTTCGTCAGATGATTCATCATCTTCTGATTCTTCTTCCATAGTTTCCTCTGATTCGACTGGAGCCTCTTGTTCAGTTGGCTCTTCAGGTTTAGCTTCTGCTTCTCCTTCAGATTCATCTGGAAGATCAACAAGTATTTCCTCTTGTTCTTCCTGTATTTCTTCTTTTTTAGTTTCGTCTACCATTAGACCTCCTTCGGTTGCGATCCGCGTTTTTCGCTTGTCCTATATAATATACTAATATTATAATATATGCAAGTCTATTTATGCGATATTTTTGACGGATCTGGTACTACAGCTAGCACTTCATCGTCATTAATCATTGAGTATTCTTGTCCCTCGTACTTGAATTTTAATCCAACATACTTAGCAGTAAGAACCCAATCACCAATTTTACACCATGCTTCATTCTTGTCATGGTAACAATCAGATCCCATAGATATAACTTCAGATACAACACAAGAAAATTTAGCTGCTTCTCTTGAATCATCAGTCAATATTATGCCCCCTTTTGTTTTTTCTTCTACTTGCCTAGCTTTTAGTAAGACTCTAAAACCTGAAGGTTTTGGTAGCAATAATTGTTTAGACATTGTTTGCCTCCTGTTTGTATAGTTTTTGATACTCATCTTTTACTCTAGATTTCATATCTTGCAGGGTATGTCCTATACCCAACATATATTTGTATGAAGCAAAATCATCAGCACCAACACCAGATAGTTGATCTTTGTTGGCGTCTATTGCTTCATCCAAAGCCTTTAATAGATTGTCTTTTAATGTAGTAGCGTTCATGTGTCTCCTGTTGAAGGGGGCAGTTTAATGCCCCGTTCATTTATTTAATAGTTACTGTTTTAGGTTTTTTCTCCTCTGGTACAATCTTTTCAATATATATTGAAAGTAAACCATTTTTTAGATTTGCATCTGTCACTATCATATCATCTCCTAATGCAAATGATCTGATAAATGATCTTTGTGAAATACCCTGATGCACTACATTTTTATCTTCAGTCTTTTCTTTTTTAATAGATTGTACTGTCATAGTATTGTCTGCATACTCCACATTAATATCTTCTTTACCAAAGCCTGCTACAGCCATCTCGACTACATAGTGCAGAGCATCTAATTTTTTAATATTGTATGGTGGGTAGTTTGGTGACTCAGTTTTTATATCCATGAGTCTGTCCAGTATTGAATCGAACCCAACTGTAAATGGTCTGTAAGGTTCCCAATTTATAATATTCATATAACCTCCGTTAAGCGTTATGTTATGATCCCATTATGGCGATCAATTTATTTTAACACATTATTTATTTTTGTTCAAGTAAATTGTAAAAATAATTTGTATCATCACCAGCTGTCCATTTAGATTTATTTTCTACTGAATAATATTCAGTTGATACTTTAAAATCTGGTTGTTTGGTTTCTGATGGGGTCAATGATTTATCATAATATATAACTCGATTATTAGGTTGAGCTGCATAATGTTTGTTATCTAGTTCTAAAATATTAAATGATTTATGTTCTTCTGGTACTTCAGAGTATCCTGTATTTAATGTATTATGATCTGAATGACAATTATCTATAGTAAATAAATATTCACCATGATACCATTTCTTTGATGGTGCAAGATATTTGCAACGCACTCCAGCTATAGATTGCTTTTCTATTACTGTAAGATTGTAGCTAAATGCATCCCATAATTCTAATTCTTCTAACTCAAGATCCAACTCAGTAGGATCACTAACAAAAGCACTGATAGGGAGCTTATCATATAAAGCGCCATACTCTGGTAAATATGTTTCAAAGTAAAGTGCTCTACCTTGAATAGATTTGCAAGCAACCCAAACACCTTCTACAAATTCTCCATGGCCTTTTTGATGATCATATAAATATTGTTTCTTAACATATACTTTTGTAGGAGGTAAATTAGCAACTAAAAATGACATTACTTCTTTCTATAAAACTTACGTCCTACAAAGAAAACAATTAAGTTTTGTATTGTGTTTAATGTGACCATTAAAAGTAACCACGCTTCCCATATCTCCATCTATTTAGTTTTACCACGAGCTTTTTTCAAAGCTTCTTTACCACGTTTTGCTATCGCAGCTTGTTCTGTCTTACCAGCAACTTTAGCACGTTGTTCTACAACAGTCAAGATTTGTATCTTACGTGCGTATGGTTTATTAATTCTTTTTACTTTAGCAACTGTAGCTCTAGCATCCGCTGGTGTTGCGTATTTAATACTGACTGTATCTTTTGGATTTTCGTCAGTATATAATCTGCGACCTGAACCTTTAGGTTTTTTACCTGTTCCTTTTTTAGGATCTTTTCTTTTTACCACTTACTTCTATTTGCCCAATATGCTGCAGACATTTTACCTTTTGCAATATTCTTTGCATGTCTAGCTTTAAATGATTTTCTTTTTTTCTTCATTCTATCGGACTCTCCTGCTTTAGGTTTGCCAGCTGTTTTTGCTCCTTGCTGACCATACCTAATTGTTTTAACTTTATCACCTTCTTTAGCAACTACTATGTGCGACTTCTTAGGATGATTAGGTGTACGTTTTGGTTTGTTAAAACCTGTGACTCCTGCTCTTTTCAATCTAGGATCTTTTGCCATTATCTATACTTCCTTACTTTCTTTGCAATCCCTTTCGGTTGCTTCACAAACTGTTTGCCCTTTTTTGTTCCTTTTCGCTTTGCCTTTGTCGTTGCCGCATACTCCGCAGATGACAGAGCTTTGATCGCTTTCTCGGGTAGATATCTTTCCCCAGTAACGCTTGACTTCTTCCCAGACTTCGTTCGCCATTTTTGTTTACCCCAGTCTTTTAAACTCTTTTGTGATTTAGCTAACTTAGCCATCCCAATGTCTCCTAATAACATCTAACTTATCTTCAGCATCAGCTACGTTTGCCATGAGCTTATCTATCTCCTCCAGGTGTTGGGGATGTTCCCCAATACCCACAGGATTTGATAAATAAATATTTATCGTAGTTTTAGCCTCAGCTATCTGAGCCTCGTACTTTTTACTAAGAGCCTCTAATATTTCTTCTTTATGCATTAAAAAATAATGATAAGTGCAAGTACAATTACAGCTGCTCCTAAGATTTTTTCTTTCTTAGAACTATCTTTAATCATACTCCAAATACTTTTTATCTTATCCATGAGTACTCCTATTTCTTTTTCTTTTTCATTTTAAGCATCATAAAATCTTTTTTAGAAATTTTACCATCCTTATTTTTGTCTATATTTTTCTGCTTGCCTTTTAGTTTTTTAACACCTTTAGGTTTATTTCTTTTAGTAGCAGAAGTTTTCATTGCATATCCTGGCATTACTTATATCCTCCTCCAGCTTTTTTATAGGCCTTGGCCAATGCTTGCGCCTTCCTAGCACTCCATTGTCCCGCGCCCGTTCCGTGTGAAGCTTGTGCTTTAATACGATTAAAGATTCGCTTCCTTAACCCAGGCTTAGTATAATTACCAGCTTGGTTAACTTTTGATTTACTTTTTGTTTTTGCTTTTGCCATTCTTTAACATTCCTTGTAAAGTTTTAGCTTGACCCGCATGAGTCTTTGAAGCTTTTTTCAATCCCTTAATTACTTTCTTAAGTTTCTTTTTCATTAAACTCTCCTTATACTTGTATTAATTATACCTTCAATATTAGAAGTCATGTCAGCTGCAGAGTCCATAGCCATCTGCGCTTCTTTTAACTTACGATCTTGATCTTTATTTTCATCATCAATCATTAATTTACTTTCTTGTAAATCCATTTTATCTTGATGTACTTTCATATCGTTTGCTAATTTTTGTGCTCGTAAAGCTAAATCTTTTTGTTGTATTTCCATTTGTTGATCAGCTGCAGATGTATCTTCACCTGCCATAATTTTTTGTTTTTCTTCATCAAACTTATTAACTTTGTCAGCAGCTTCTGCAGCCATAAGTGCAACTTGATTTTCCATTTCTGGTGGCAACTGTTGTCCCGACATAATCATTTGTTGTGCTTGCGGATTCTGAATCATCTGTGCCATTTCTTGTTGATACTTCAATGCAAGGTGATCTTGTATGTGTGATGTTAATAATTGTTGCATTGCAGTGTTTCCTTGATAAGAAGGATTTTGTAAAAACATACCATGTGTAACAATGTGAGCATCGTGGTTTTGATCTACTCTTGGTTGCAAAGGTGCCCCCTTTAACGAAGCCATGTTCTCTGAAATAGGATCAGCAGTGAAAGGTTGTTGCTGTTGTTTTAAATATCTTTGTGGTTCGTCCACGCCCATCGCTGAAAACAATTCCATACCTATTTGCTCCATGTTGTAAGCAGCTGGGTTTTGTTGAGCGATGGACATGATGGCGTTTATTTTTGCGATCCTGTGTGCCTCAGTCGGCATATTAGGATCTGATACAGGAATTACATCAATACTTTTTAGATTGAAATCGTTCCTAAATATCTGCTGTGCTCCACCTGCCACTTCGTAGGGATACAAATCAGGAAGAAACTCCGAATCTAATCTAGTTAGAATACGAAGATCTTTAGTCTGTGCGGCATGTAATCGTTTATGCACAGCATTGAACAGCTTTGAAGACTGCTCAAGCAGGGCCATAGTTGTGCCAACTGGCCCATAGTTTGTTGCATTTTCTACTACGTTATCAGTAGAGTCTGCAAACTGGGATGCGAGTTTAGACGCATAATCCATTAAATTAAATAAAGTTGACGATGGTTCTTTAAACGGAAGTATCTGTAAAGACTTTCCTAAATCACCAGCGGGTGCATTTACTTCTCTAAATTCACCTGGAGCAATAGGCTCGTCAGGTGCAAGGACACGTAAACCGTGAGCCTTGAAACCACCTGGCAAGTTCGCAAAGGTTCCAGCATCAATCAATTGACGCATAGAGGAAGTAGCTGTTTTAGTTAATCCACCTATTAAATGGATATAACCATAACCATAAAAACCCAAACCTGGAATCATTGTATAATGCGTAAAATACATTTTCTTTTTACGCATTGGATCGTCTGGATCATAATTTCTTCTAATAGCTAAAACTGTTCCATCAGATGTCATATGAACTATGTATGGTAATTTAATACCATCAGGATCTTCATAACCTGGCAGATCTAAATTGATATGCATCTCTAACATTTCTATATAATCATCATTTTCTCCTGGTTTAGAAACACCTACAATTTCATCAGAAGTTTCATCAGCGGAACTTTGTTCAGATCCATATTCTGCATCTATATCTGTATCTATAAACATTCCTGCAATTTGCATTTTTTTAATTTCATTTTTAGATATTAAATATTTATGAGTGTATCTTTCTGCACTTTCTAAATCAGATGCAAAGTAATCAATAAAAAAATCTTGTGCTTTAATAAATTCTGTAACTGGTCTTTGTAATGAAGGATTAAAAGAAGTTTTCTTAAATGCTGTTCCATACAAAGCTACATGAAATAACATTTTATCTAACTCAGGTCCGTACTCAGGCATTTGTATTTGTGTTTGCCAATTTAAAAATTGTCTTACACGATTTGCTTGTTCTAATTTAGGTTGAGTTTGTGTGCCCATAATTCTAGTTCTAACTGGGCCTTCAGTTGGAAATAATTCTTTGTATGCTTTAGCTTGAAACTTTACAACTGCTTGTGCAAGAACTGGATGTGTAACACCACTTGCTCCTGGAAATGCACCTGCACCTTCATCATATTTTAAACCTAATAGTTCTATACCTTCTTCTGCAATTTCATCATACTCTGCTCTAGATTGTTTATCTCTATCGTAACCTTCTTGTAATTCTTTAGAAACTTCTTGTATATCAGACTCTGGCATATTTTCAGCCAGGTTATCATCAAAGTCCCCCATCATCATAGGAGCATCTTCTTCAAGAAGACCCATAGCTTCAGCTTCATCTAATTGTTGTTGATCTGTTAAAGTGACTTCTACGCCACCATCTTGTGTTTCAGTTATCTCTTGACCTGTAGGTAAGTCTGCAGATAACGTATCGTCTTCTGGTAATTCTATTCTTTTTTCTATAGCCATGTATCCCCTTTAGTAGAATTTTCTACCATCTCTATTATAAATCTCTTGCTCTCGTTTGTCAAGCCAAGTATCAGCTCCATGTGAAACATATCCACCATTTCTCATCCATATCAATGCTTGTGTAAGTGTATCCATATAATCATCATGAAGTCCTGCTGGAAAAGCTCTAGTCTCATCTATAACTTCCATAGCCCAATCTTTTTTAAAAGGGGCAAATATTCGTCTGTTATGAAACAAAGATGTTATAGAATATGCTCTAGCAACTTTATCTCTGTCTGGTTGAAACTCAAATATAGGCAAACCTGTTAAACGTAAGTCTTGTATTAAAGATTGACCTGAAGCTTTCTTCTCTATTAGTATAGAATCTGGATTATGTTGATTATATTTTTTAACTGCTTTCTCTCTAAGTGTCGGATAATCCCATCTTCCTTTTTCTGCCCCCAATAATATTAGGTTAGGCATATCTAATCCTTTATTAAACACACCCCATGTAGTTATCGCAGAATAATCTGCAGTTGTTCGTGTAGAAAATGCAGTATCCCATGATTGTATTATGTATTCACACTCAGGTGGGTCTGGATTCTCCCAGTTCTGCCACCAATCTAGTTTTATTATGTTACCTTCTTCTGCAGATGGAGCTTGACCGTACAATGCATCAAATTTAAATGGGGGTGTATTGTTTTTTGTACGGATTATTTCTTCAGTTGACCAGTGAAATCCGTTTTTCTCGTCAGGTTCTGGCCAAAATGACTCACCTAACTGCAATTTTGTGTAATTTTTAGATAAATACCCTTGTTTTACCAGTTTTTCACGCGCATCTTCTAGTTTTTCTAAAGAATCTGTAGTATTTAGTGCGGGAATACGCACAACTTCCCACGAATCTGACATAGGAGAGCTATCTTCTAGAGATAATAGGTGTCCAGCTAAGTCTCTTTCGTGCCATCTTGTCATAACTATAACAACTTTACCACCAGGCATGAGTCTTGTACGCAATCCAGAAGCATACCACTCGTTTAGAGCCTCTCTTCTAGCTTTTGAAAATGCATCTTGCTCTGATATTGGGTCATCTATGATGGCCAAGTGTGCACCAAAACCTGCAATACCAGATCCTGAACCAGCTGCTAGGAATGAACCTGCATCTTTGCCTTTATGTTGAAGACTCCAGCTGTTCGCAGAACGATTATCTTTACGAATATTTATTTGTGGAAAGATAGATTTGTATTGTGGGGTATTTACAATATCACGTATGGCGCGGCCGAACCTTGTTGCGAGATCATCACTGTGTGACACAGCAATCTCTTGCCAATATGGATTCTTACCCAGTGCCCATGCGGGAAAGTATGTAGATGTTATTAATGATTTGCTTGAACGGGGGGCAACAAATACCATCAAACGGTCTGACTCCCCACTTGCAATTTTCATTAGTTGATCACATAGCAATCTGTGATGCGGCCCAACACTAAAGGATGGGTTCATCAACATAACGAAAGCCAAGAGATCTTCTCTTGCTTGTTGTACGGCTACTCTGGTAGCGGCGTTTCTATCTTCTGTTGTTAAGGACATATACTTCGTCACCCCATATCACAAGTTGCGTAAAAGCATCTTGTGGAGGATTGTTTGGATCGTATATATCCAGATCTGGATTTAAAATCATGCTCGTATCTCCTGTTACTTTTACTTGCATTAAAACTTTTTCTTATAACTAATACCTATTTTATCTTTACCTACATCTACTGAAAACCCAGCGTCTTTAACTTTATCTGCCATACCTTTTACTTTAGTGTAGCCAGGTATTTTAGATGCTACCTTATCTGCTTTACCTAAAACAATGTTCTTTAGTACGTCAGCAGGATTAGATGTTTTATCATTAGTTGTATTATTAGACATTATCTACCTCTGCTGCCACCAATTTTTTCTGACATCATTTTTTGACGTAGTTTGTTTTTAGCTTTACCTTCTGCCCCTCTGTCAAATTTACCTTCACGTTCTTGTTTTTTAACCTCGTTTAGTAATGAATTAAATTTTAAACCATCGGCTTTCATTCTTTTCTTTAATTTATTTATTTGAATTTGATATTTATTTCTGCTATCACCTTCAACTTTAGTGCCAACTAATTTGTCTTTATTAGATAATAAAGCTTTTAATTGATCGCCATATTTATCCATAGCATTAGGCGGATCTTTTTTCTTTTTAGCAGCTTTGTTTAAATCAGATGTTTTCTTTGCAGATTCAGTTACAGTTGTCTCTCTAAGAGTAGCTCCTTCAACTTTGCTACCTGTGTTTATGTTATTTCTATTTTTTGGTTGTATCGCTTCATTCTTTTTTAAATTTTTTTCAAGATCTTCTTGATACTTTTTATTGGCTTCATCCAGTGCTATATTCATTATTTACCTCCTACGATTTTTAGTTTTGGTGCAGCAATTTTCTTCAGACGTTCAACATCGCGTTCGATATCTTCCTCAGAGTTGCCAGTAGAGAATGCGTTTTGCACATTCATCTCGGTTACATTCTTATCAGTCCACATCGCTTGATGTTTACCTAATAATTCAAGGGAGCGGATAGCCGCGTTATAATCGCCCTCCTGCTCGGTCTTCTCAGCGATACGTACTAGGCGGCGCAATATATCATCCGCTTCAATTTTAGTACGCTTTGTCTGGTCGGCTTTAAGTTCTGATATTCTTTTTGCCACTAATGGATTACGAATCATAGTCCATGCGTTTTTCTTTGCATGTTGTTCGCCGTATCCAGCACGGATTGCTGCAGGAACAGCCGCCAAGTCTTTAATAAACTCTTGACAGAACTGCTCTTGTTGTGGAGTTAGTGTATCGCCTTTAGCCATATTAAATATTATAACTCAAAAGGTATTGTAATTCAAGGCTAGGTGCGTTATAATATTCCTGTATGGTCGCAAGATCATACGTCTCCTGTATAGAGGAGAGGAAAACAGCGTTACATATCACACACACACTTCACACAATAACGCTCCTCTCCTCAACTTTAAAAAAAACGTCAAAAGTTGAAAAAATTTTTTGAGGTCTATATGTGTGTGTATACGCGTGTAGATTTTTCCCTCCCCCCACCTCGACTTATCGACCACCCCGACCACATAGGGTGCGACATTCTGTCACATGTGACAACTTGTCAAGTGTTCCGAGTATCAGCAGGGATTTTGCGTATGCGTTTTTTGCATATCAGGTATGTTGAGATAGCATTGGCAATCGCTGTGGATTAGTATACCCTATGGTTTTAGGGTTTCAGAAGACCTAGTTAAACCTTGAGCAATACGGCTCATGTTTAGAAGTTATCCACAGGGCTGTGGATAAGTCGCTAAAACAATTGTTGACTATGTTTTTAAACTATGGCACCCTAAGGGAAATTAAAAAAGTGAGGTTTTTTATGGCTAAATACTCAAATGGGAATAGTGTGTATTCTCAGAAAATGACACCAATTGGTAAAAGTTTAGTTTACAATAGTTTACTAAATGAGTACCAAGATTGTAGCGATCCTAATAAATTAACGACTAGGTATCCTACTCATAAAGTTGACAGTAGCGAATACAGAATTGCTAACTTTAATCAACATAAGGTTGATGAGGTTTTAAAACAAGCAAGAGCCAAAAAAGGTAGAAAACCTGCATGGCTCAAAATGTTTAAATAGATTGTGAGGTAATATGAATAAATATAAAAACAGATACAAAAAAGCATTTAATCCTTGTATTGACGCACCGAAAGTGCTTGACGATATGATGAAGTTATCAAGTCTATCAGTTATTGATGACAGCTTTGATGACCTAACAGATAGTGAAGTACAATTAATCAATAAAGATTTACAAACTGAATTTGGAATAGATCGAGGTATAAAACAATGGCTATAAGTTTTACAGATTGGGTATTGCAATTCCAAGAAGATCATCAAGAGTTATTATCTGAAGATAATTATGATGATGTTATGCTTGAAAAAGCTAAAGAAAACTAATACTTGACAATGCTAATTATATCTTTATGATTGGCATTTTCAAATATTAGATGAGCTAATATTTGTAATAAATTGTGTGAGGTAAACATGACTTTATTAACTTATTTAAGAAATGATCTTTTGCTAGAATCTCATGAAGTTAGAGATTTTGCAAGAGGTATTTTGCCAGATCATATCTCTCATGAATATGACTACGATCAATTGGCTAGATTTTTTAGACAATTGAGAAGATTTAATTTTAGAAATCATAATGGTTTTATTTATGATTTGATGAGTAATGCTGATCTTGACGAATGTGGGGATTGTGACTCTATCATGTCAACTGGTGAAAGCTATTCAGTAAATCACGGAGATAATCATGTATGTGAAAGTTGTTGCAATGATAATTATTATTATTCAGAACACGGAGATACATACAGACACAATGATGAATATGATGAGTATGAAGGCTATGACGA